TCGTTGTTTCCTGGCATCCTTCCACTCTACACAAACAGCACCCCGTTCTTTCGGAGGTGATATGGCTAAACGTATGCAAGATAAAGAAAGCATTGCCGGAGTGTCATGGCTGATTGTCCTTGCTCTGTCATGCTGGGGCGGCCTGGTCCGATACCTTATTGACGTTAAGCAGAACAAAGCCACCTGGAGCTGGATCAACGCGCTGGCGCAAATTGCAGTGTCCGGCTTTACCGGTCTCATTGGTGGACTGATCAGCGTTGAAAGCGGGCTTAGCCTTTACATGATTCTGGTTACGTCTGGCATTAGCGGCGCGATGGGCTCCGTAGCGCTGACGTACTTCTGGGAACGACTGACGGGGATGAAGAATGCAAACCAGTGATAAAGGCATTGCCCTTATCAAGCAGTTCGAAGGCTGCAAACTCACCGCCTACCAGGACAGCGTCGGAGTCTGGACGATCGGTTACGGCTGGACTCAGCCTGTCGACGGTAAATCAATCCGCGCCGGGATGACGATTAAGCAGGAAACAGCAGAACGTCTGCTGAAGACCGGGCTAGTAAGCTACGAAAGCGATGTGTCCCGCCTGGTTAAAGTGGGCCTGACTCAGGGGCAATTCGACGCCCTGGTGTCGTTCACGTATAACCTCGGTTCCCGGTCACTGTCGACATCGACTCTTCTGCGAAAACTCAACGCCGGTGATTACACTGGCGCTGCCGATGAGTTCCTGCGCTGGAATAAAGCTGGCGGTAAAGTCCTGAAGGGCCTGACCCGTCGGCGTGAGGCGGAGCGCGCTCTGTTCCTGTCGTGATTAGCGCACTGGTTAAGCGTTACTGGCTGCAGTTGCTGGTGTTGGCGGTAATCGGCGTGCTGGCGTTCTTCGTTAACCACTACCGCGACAACGCCATCACCTACAAAGACCAGCGCGATAAAGCCATCAAGAATCTCAACCTGGCTAACGCCACCATCAAAGACATGCAGGTGCGCCAGCGAGATGTCGCTGCGCTGGATGCCAAATATACGAAGGAATTGTCCGATGCGAAAAAAACCATTAACGATTTGCGTCGGGATGTCGATTCTGGCGCTAAACGGCTGCGCATCGCCGCAACCTGCCCTGGAGTGCCAAAAGCCACCTCCGCCACCGGCGTGGATGATGCAGGAGCCCCCGAACTTACTCCAGACGCTCGACGGAATTATTTCGATCACCGGGACGGAATCGCAACCGCTGACAAGATGATTCGCGGCATGCAGGACTACATCAAAGAGCAGTGTCTTAAATGATTCGTTACCCAAATAACAGAGCCTGACTTCGGTCGGGCTTTTTTATGCCCGAATTTCACCGCGCACCGCAGCGCATTCAACCCACGTCGAACCATACCCTTTGAAATGAGCCTTTGAGGAAGTCAGTTAGCGCTGGCGAGCCTCGACGGGCTGATTTCCATTGCGGCGAAGGTTCATTTCAAAGAAAGGTAAAGACGCTATGAATGGTCTCGAAAGCTATTTCTATTATGATGAGTCATCTCCGAGCTATTTGAGAAACAGAGTAACTCGCAACTCCAAATCAAAAGCAGATATGCCTGCGGGCACTAGAAACCATACAGGGCACTATCAAGTGATGCTGAATGGCGAAAGATTACAGATTCATCGCATTGTGTATGAGCTGTTTTTTGGAGCAATTCCAGATGGCATGCTCATCGACCACATTGATGGAAACCCAAGCAATAACTCTATTGAAAATTTGAGATTAGCAACAAGTCAGCAAAATTCTTTCAATAGGAAAGTGCAGAGCAAACATCAGTCACTACCGAAGGGGATATCCAGAGGGTATGGCGGAAAATATATTGCTCAGGTGTGTATTGGAAATTCAAAAATCAGGAAGTCATCGACAGATATTGATGCTCTTGCCTCATGGCTGGAAGCTCATAGAAATAGCCTGCATGGAGAGTTCAGCTGCAATGGCTAACCCTTCACAGAGGGGCTTCGATAATGACAAGCAGAGGTATCACCATGCGCCTTACCGTACTTGACGACGATCCCGGCATCAAAATTTACCCTGGTCGTGAGCGAATCACTGTTTACCTTGATGATGTTGAGGTGAGTCGATGCTTAACCGCTGACGATGAGAAGGGTGAGGTCATCGTTATTGCCACAACCAATGATGGGCAACCACTCATTGAGGATGGCGAGTTGGTGCATAAAACCCTTCACGGAAAAGTAAGGATTGAAAGACATGGCGGCTACCTTGCAACTAGAAATCAAAACACGGTGGTGGGTGAAGCTTTATATCAGGACACTCACATTATTCTGCCTAACCACACGACAAGAACCTGATTACGACAAGGTCGCAGGCTTTATTGTTCGCCATGGCATCAGCAAGAAGGTGAAAACATGCCCGACATCTACCAAATCACGCTAACCACCCAAACAGGCGAAAGCTTCACGGGCAAGATGTCCCGCCGTCAGCCTGAGCTGGTTAATGGCTTTGTGCCGCTGGCGACCGAGACGGGCGAGTGGCTGTATTTTACACCTGGCGACGTGAAGCGCGTGCAGTTCACGCCAGTACCGGCAGAGCAGACCGGACAGCCAGCAGAACAAACAACGGAGTAACCCATGGTTAACGATGAAGATCGCAGGCCATACCCGCCAGTTAACTTCATCATCTCCGACAACTGGCAGCCATACACCCGGCTCATCCCCGCCAATGAAGTGCATGAGTGGGTAAGCCGCCAAATCCTCAGCGATACCGGCAGCATCCATAACCCTGACCATGAACACCTGTTAGAGGCTGACCTCTGCTTTATGTGGGCGTCCGATTCGTTCGCTAAGAAAGGGCGGTATGTCCTCGGCCAAGCCGAGCAGGTAATGCTCCGCGCCGGTGGTTGGCAGAAAGCCAGAATGGAACAGCAGATGCATGAATGGTTCGGGCGAATCCCGAAGTTCATCATCACACTGGCGGCTGACTACTGCTCGCAATGTAGCGACCTCGAGTTCTGCGCACTGGTAGAGCATGAGCTTTACCATATCGCCCAGGCCACCGATGATTTCGGCGCGCCTAAGTTCAACAAAGAGACCGGGCAGCCAGTGCTTACACTGCGCGGCCACGACGTCGAAGAATTCACAGGTGTCGTACGTCGATACGGTGCCAGCAAAGAAGTGCAGGAGCTCGTTGATGCGGCCAATGCGCCAGCAGAAGTGGCTCACATCGATATAGCCAGGTCATGCGGGACGTGCATGTTGAAGCTGGCATAGACTTTATTAGGATTGTCATGGAGGTAACCGATGGCAGCATTATCGACAGAGGTTAAAGCCTTCATCGTTCAATCGCTCGCCTGCTACGAGCCGCCAGTAAAAGTCATTGAGCTTGTAAAGGCTGAATACGGCATCGATGTCTCGCGGCAGCAGGTGTCGCAATATACGCCCGGGAACGCAATGGCGGCCAAGTTGAGCCAGAAGTGGATTGACCTGTTCAACGCCACCCGTAAACGATTCCAGAATGAGATCGCCGACATCCCGATCGCAAATAAAGCGTACCGGTTGCGCGTTCTCGACCGAATGGCGACCAACGCTGAAAAGATGAAGAACTACGGCATGACCTCGCAGCTTATCGAGCAGGCCGCCAAAGAAATGGGCGATGCCTACACTAATCGCCAGAAAGTCGAGCATACAAGCCCTGATGGCAGCATGACTCCGCAGCCGACAATCATCCAGTTACTACCTGTTGAGCCGAAAGCATGAGTGAAGCCGTTCAACTGCCGATCCCCGCCAAGCTTGCGCCGCTGTTCACTGCGGTGAATAAGCGTTATCGATGCTCGCACGGTGGACGTGGTAGCGCGAAGACGCGCACTTTTGCGCTGATGACAGCCGTAAAGGCGTATCAGTCGATGATGAACGGTGAAAGCGGCGTAGTGCTCTGTGCGCGTGAATTCATGAACTCGCTGGAAGAGTCGAGTATGCAGGAGGTGAAACAGGCGATCCTGTCTGTACCGTGGCTGGCTTCCAACTTTGATATCGGCGAGAAGTACATCCGCACTATCGACAAGAGCGTTAACTACGTGTTCTGCGGTCTGCGGCATAACCTCGACAGCATCAAGTCGAAAGCGCGCATTCTGCTGTGCTGGGTTGACGAGGCTGAATCAGTCAGCGAAATAGCCTGGCAGAAGCTGAGCCCGACAGTTCGTAAGGAAGGTTCAGAGATTTGGGTGACGTGGAACCCTGAGCGAGACGGCAGCGCAACGGATAAGCGTTTCCGGAAAGAGGCTGGCGACGACTGCATAACCGTTGAGATGAACTATACGGATAACCCGTGGTTCCCTGACGTGCTGGAAGGTGAGCGACAGAACGACCAGCGACGCCTCGACCCAGCGACATACGCATGGGTGTGGGAAGGCGCTTACCTCGAAAACTCCGATAAGCAGGTGCTGGCCGGGAAATACCGGATTGCCGAGTTCTCGGACCAGCTATGGAAAGAGGCCGATCGCCTGTTCTTCGGTGCTGACTTCGGTTTCGCTAAAGACCCGAACACTCTGGTGCGTTCGTTCATCCTGCACAACCGGCTGTACATCGAATACGAGGCATACGGGCAGCAGACAGAGCTCGACCACATGCCAGAGCTATACGACACAATCCCCGGATCGCGTGACTGGCCCATCAAGGCCGACTCCGCTCGACCCGAGACGATCAGCTATCTCAAGCGACAGGGCTTCAACATCTCAGCCGCTGAGAAATGGCAGGGAAGCGTTGAGGACGGAATCGCGCACCTTCGCGGTTTCGACGAAATCATTATCCATCCACGCTGCAAGAACGTGGCGCGAGAGGCTCGCATGTGGTCGTACAAAACTGACCGCATCACCGGTGAGGTGTTGCCGAAACTGGCTGATGGTGATGAGCATACGTGGGACGCCATCCGCTATTCCCTTGATGGACATATCAAACGTAAACAGCAGGGTGTCGGCATGATGATTCCGAAACGCCTTCGATAATCAACGGACACGACATGAACGATAAATTACAGTTGGCGGTTAATCACGCGATTAACGACGCCAGGCTTGCTCGCGCCCGCATGGGGATTCTTAACCCTTCGATGGGGCTGGACGCCAAGCGTAATTCTGCGTGGTGCGAATATGGATTCCCTGAGCAGGTCACATACGAAAACCTCTACGCCCTGTACCGGCGCGGTGGTATTGCTCACGGTGCCGTTGAGAAGCTGGTGGGCAAGTGCTGGCAGACTAACCCGGAAATCATTGAGGGTGACGATGCCGACGAGAGTGAAAACGAAACCGCCTGGGAGAAAAAGTCCAAACAGGTATTCACCAACCGGTTTTGGCGCTCATTCTCTGAGGCGGACCGTCGCCGTCTTGTCGGTCGTTATGCAGGCATCCTTCTGCACGTCAATGACTCCCTCGCCTGGGATCAGCCTGTAACGAAAGGCAAGATGCTCCAGAAGGTTACTGTCGCATGGGCAGGCTCTCTGACAGTTGGTGATTGGGACACTGGCCTGAACTCGAAAACCTACGGACAGCCGAAGATGTGGCAGTACGCTGAACGGTTGCCGAATGGTTCAAGTCGCCGCGTCAACATCCACCCCGATCGCGTTTTCATCCTTGGTGATTACTCAGACGATGCTATTGGCTTCCTTGAGCCAGCTTATAACGCCTTTGTGAGCCTGGAGAAGGTAGAGGGCGGGTCTGGTGAGTCATTCCTGAAGAACGCCGCTCGCCAGTTAAGTATTAATTTTGATAAAGAGGCGAAACTGGATGAATTAGCCAGAGCATACGGGGTTGATTACAGCGAACTTAATGAAATCTACGATAAAGTAGCCCGTGAAATGAATATCGGGAACGACTCCGTTCTTATTACACAGGGGGCCAATGTTGCTCCGATTGTGGCTGCTGTATCCGATCCCTCTCCAACCTATAACGTCAACCTGCAAACCGCCGCTGCTGCGCTGGATATCCCGACAAAGATACTCGTTGGCATGCAGACGGGCGAGCGAGCGAGCACGGAAGACCAGAAATACTTCAATACTCGCTGCCAGTCTCGCCGTGGCGACCTGTCATTCGAGATTGAGGACTTCTGCGACAAGCTGATCGAATTAAGCATCCTCGATCCGGTCAGTCAGAAGACCGTTATCTGGGACGACCTCAATGCGCAAAGCGACAGTGAAAAACTGGATGCCGCTCAGAAGATGTCGCAAATCAACAGCGCTTCCATCGGCACGGGTGAGCAGGTGTTTACTGGTGAAGAAATTCGCGTGGCCGCCGGGTATGAGGGTTCGCCCGAACCACTTCCAGAGGTAGATGATGACGAAGAGGAAAGCGAAGTCACCGATACTTCCGGGAAACCTTAAAGACCCGACGGGTGCCGACCGACTTGAGCGCGGGGCAATGAGCGAGTTCGCCAGGCGAATGAAGCGAATTGGCAAGGCGTACAAGGGCATTCTCGACCGCATTCCTGCATCGCCATCAGTAAACCAGCGTTACACCTTCGACCTCGATTCCACCCAGCTATCAATGCTCCTCAGCAATGCCTCATTGCTGGTTGATGAGATTTTAGGTGCAGATAACGAGACAGGATTCTGGTTCTGGGCTGATTACGTCAACCCGGCGTATCAGCGCGGCACGGCGCAGGAGTTTGCCAATCTGGCGCAGCAATCAGCCGTGTACGCTGCCGGACAGGAAAGCGTATCGACAATCCTTCTCAGCGAACCGTACCGACGTAGGCTGATTCTTGTTCGCGCTCGTACCTTCGAGGAAATGAAGAACCTCAGCGCCAGTGTGAAAGCGGATATGGCGCGGATACTGACCGATGGACTTGGGCGCGGACAAAATCCACTGGAGATAGCTAAGCGCCTTACTGAGCAGACGGGGATTGAGTCTCGCCGGGCTAATCGTATTGCCAGGACGGAGATTACCACCGCGCTGCGCCGTGCGCGCCTGGACGAAGACGACGAAGCCAGAGAACGATATGGCATCCGTACAAAGCAGATGCACATATCAGCGCTCAGCCCGACGACCCGATGCACCCATGCCGCGCGTCACGCCCATCTGTATACCGCAGAAGAGCAGCGGGAGTGGTGGGCTAAGGATGCAAACGGCGTGAACTGCAAATGCTCCACGATCGCGGTTATGGTCGATGAAAGCGGCAAGCCGTTAAGTGACACCATCATCGATAAAGCTCAGAAAACATTTAACACAATGAAAGCCCGTGGCTACCAATGGGCTAAGGGTTAACTCATGCCAATGCAAGTTAATGTCACCTCGAAGGTGAACAGTAAGGCCATCCGGCGCGAACAGCACAACGGACGCGAGCACTGGGTTGTTCCTTCTTACACCCTTCCGGCGAACGTGGTCATGAACGGCGGTCTGTATCCGGCCAGTGAGATTGACCAGCACTACAGTGGCCTGGAGGGGACACTGGCACCGCTTGGACATCCACAGGTCAACGGTCAGTTTGTTTCTGCTTTTAGTCCTGAGGGGCTGAATGTGGGTTATGTAGGGGCATGGAACAAAAACGTCAAGAAGTCCGGCAACCGCGTCTACGTCGAGAAGTGGATCGATACAGAAGTGGCAAAGCGCACGGATGACGGAAAGCGCCTCCTTGAGCGTCTTGAAGCGCTGGAGAAAGGCGAGGATGTTCCGCCAATCCATACCAGCGTTGCCGTATTCCTGGAGGAGCTTGAAGCGAACGATGAGCAGAAAGCTCAGGGGGCTTCATGGGTTGCGAAAATTCACGCGATGGACCATGACGCCATCCTTCTGGATGAGGTTGGCGCAGCTACGCCAGAACAGGGGGTAGGGATGATGGTAAATGCTGATCTTGCCACTCCACTGAAAGCTAATTCCGGCGCTCTGGTGGGGGAAACCTATCGCGAGCGTGAGCGGAGGCTGGAGAAGGCAGCGAAAGATAAATTCGCTCCTGGCGAGAAAGAATACGCCTGGGTGGCTGACTTCACTGACTCGCAAGCGGTAATCATCCTCAACAATGGCGAGCCGAAGGTTTACGGATACAAGTCTGAAGGCGGAAAGATTGTCTTTGATGATACCGGGACAGAGGTTCAGCGCCAGAGTTCATGGGTTGCTGTCGTCAACAAACTCAAATCTTTTTTCACACCGCAGGAACAGCCTGCACCAAACCACAAAACGGAGGGCGACATGCCTTTAACCACTGAAGAGAAACAAGAGCTGATCAGCGAAATCGGTAAAGGCCTGGCCGCAAACTTCGCCGAAGCCCTGAACCCGATTAAGGATGCGATCACCGGCCTACAGGCCAATCAGGACAAGCTCACTGAAACGCTAACTGCAAACTCCCGCGCTGAAGAGAAAGCAAAGCGTGAGGCGGTAGCTAAGGTCCATGGCGACATCGTGGCCAACGCGCTTTATGGCGATGCGCTGGACGCGATGTTCAAGTCACTGGGCGAAGCTGCTCCGCTGGGCACCAACAATGCGCAGCAGCAGAAAGAAACCGGTGCACCTAACCCTGCCGAATACTTCAAATAAGGAGCCAGAATAATGGCACGTTATCGTCGCGTTAATATCGACGGTCAGTCTCTGTACAAGACCGAAACCCGCGTTACTGCCGCATCCTTGCTGCCCGGTACCGCTGCAGTCATCAATGACGACAATGAGTTTGCGCAGGCAACTGCGCTGGCTGGTCGTATCTACATCATCGATGTTGCCTATCATCAGGGTCTCAAAATCACTGAAGCAGTGCCAGCCGGCGACTCCGCAGTGGGTAACTACGTAGAAGAGGGCCGCGAGCTGGCGCTGCTGTGCGTGGCGGGGACTTACGCCAAAGACGACCCAATCAAGCTGGGTAGTAATGGGCAATTTACCAAAGCTACTGCAGACACCGATTCGGTGATTGGCTATAGCCAGGACGATGCGACCATCGCAGCCAGCACTACCGATTTCATCCGCGTGCGTATGCGCGTCGGTACCGTAGCCGCTGCAGGTGCTGGCGCTTAATCAGGAGAATAATAATGTATTTTACCGCTGAAACACTGGCTACTAACCGCCGACTGCAAGGGCACTGGAGTGAGCTGTGGGCCAATCGTGATATCTATAACGCCCAGCATGACATGATGGTCAACGCGTACCGCACGCGCATGACGCATGAAATGCTGGCGGCGAATGCCATCGGAGGCTTTACGCGTGAATTCTGGGCCGAAATTGACCGCCAGATTATCCAGATGCGCGATCAGGAAATTGGCATGGAAATCGTCAATGACCTGATGGGTGTGCAGACCGTGCTGCCGATTGGGAAAACTGCAAAGCTGTATAACGTCTCTGGCGATATCGCGGATGATGTGTCTATCAGCATCGATGGTCAGGCGTCTTACTCTTTCGATAATACTGAGTTTGGTTCTGATGGCGACCCGATCCCGGTATTCACTGCTGGTTACGGCGTTAACTGGCGCCATGCTGCCGGACTGAGCACTGTCGGCATCGATCTGGCTCTGGAGTCTCAGTCGGCCAAGATGCGTAAATTCCACAAGAAGCGCGTAGACTTTTACCTGAATGGCGCTCCAAGCATTGTTGTGGAAGGTATGCCGGCTCAGGGCATGAAGAACCATCGCAACACTCAGAAAATTAACCTGGGTAGTGGCGCTGGCGGCGCCAATATCAATCTCACCACCGCTACACCGGCTGAGCTACTGGCATTCTTTGGCCCTACAGGTCCATTTGGCCTCACTGCCCGCCGTAACAAGGTTACAGCTTACGACAAGCTGTGGGTGAGCCCTGAAGTCTGGGCCAACATGGCTAAGCCGTATCTGGTGGATATCAACACCGGCACAAATGCGCTGCTTAGCGGAACCGTTCTGGATGCGATCAGCAAGTTTATTCCTGCTAAGTCTATCCAAATGACCTATGCACTGGAAGGTAACGAGTTCCTGGCGTACGAGCGCCGACAGGATGTGATTTCTCCTCTGGTAGGTATGGCTGTGGGCGTTGTACCGCTCCCGCGCCTGATGCCGCAGAGCAACTACAACTTCCAGATCATGTCCGCAGAAGGTTTGCAGATCAAGAAGGACGGCGAAGGCCTGTCCGGTGTGGTCTACGGCGCTAACCTGGCTTAAGGAGCAATCATGGCTGAAAAATACGAAGTGGTTAAGCCGTGGCACGGCGTTGCGCTTGGTGACGTTGTTGAGCTGGGCAAAGTACACCCGTCACTTAAATCGCATGTGCGCAAGCTGTCCGATAAAGCTGCTGCGGAACTGCTACCTGCAACTCCGGGTGCTGGCACTGACAACAAAGCGCGCAAAGAGGCAGTCATTGCCCGACTCGATGCGCTGGGCATTGAGCATAAAGGCAACCTGGGCCTGGAGAAGCTCACCGAGTTGTTGCCGGAAGGTGAGTTCGAACAGCTTTTCCCTGCTGAATAACGGCCGCCTCTAAGGCGGTTTTTTATGCCCTCTTCGGAGGGCTTATCAGAGGATCGCATGATTACCACAGTACAGGCCAAGGAATATCTGGAGTCAGTCGGTATCACGCTGCCTGATTTCATCCTGCAGGCTCTTTTAGAGCAGGCTGGCAGCATTCAGGAGTGTCTGGATGCGCATTACCCTCCCGCAACCGCTCTGCTAATACAGTCCTACCTGCTGGGGCTAATGGCGCTGGGGCAGGGTGACAAGTACATCAGTTCTCAGACAGGGCCCAACGGCGCATCACGCTCATTTCGGTACCTGTCTTTTGCTGACCGATGGAAAGCCTCTCTGGGGCTTCTGAGGGGACTAGATAAGTATGGATGCGCTACAAGCCTGATCCCGCCTGATCCGACTAACACCGCTTTCGCTGGCATCTGGATTGCCCGGGGCGGCTGCATGTGCAACGGGAGTCGATGATGGCGTTGATATCGGTCAAGCAGAGGCTTCCTGAGCCCTTCGTAAAGGTCTGGGTTATCACTGACTGCGGGCGGCGGGTCACGGGTTACGTTAAAAGTAACGGTGAATGGTATTTGCTGTGCCGGAAGGTAGCCGCTGAGAATCCGGAGGTTATCCGGTGGGAGGATAATAGTGTCAGCCACGGCTAACTGGTCTTACACCAATGTCGCCACTGTCTACCCTCGCGCCTATGACGACTGGAACAACACCTGGACAAACGGCACACCATACCTGATTGACTGCACCTGGACGGCTAACAATGAGGTTGCGGTAGATGCCAATGGTAAAGAGTTCACCACTAACCTGATTTTCTTCACTGAACTGAAGCGTAACGGCGTCAGCTCAACCATGCCGCAGCGTGACTGGTACATCGCCAGAGGTGACACAACATCTCAGGCCGATCCGCTGAAAGCTGGTGCAAACGTCATCAAGGCGGTGACGGAATGGGATATGTCGCCATTCGGCGAGGAGCCCGACTACAAAATTCTGACTTGAGGTGATCATGCCCGTTAAAGGTATCAAGCGCGTCCAGATGAATACCCGTAAGGTGCTGACAGACATTGCCGGTCCACGCACCGAAAGAGTGCTGACTGAGGTTATGATTGTCGGTTCTTCTTACGCTGCGCTACTCACTCCCATTGACACATCCACCCTTATCAACAGCCAATACAGAAAGCTTGAACCAATGCCTGGGGGGATGCAGGGAAAAGTCGGGTACACAGCAGCATACGCTGCCGCCGTTCATGGTATGTCCGGGAAGCTAAAAGGCCAGCCGCGTGAACACTTCGGAAGAACTCGCGCGGGAAAAGAATTCGGCGGCGGCACGGGGAAGGGGAACTACTGGGATCCAGATGCCGAGCCGGGATTCCTGACCAAAGGCTTTGAGCGCGACGGCCTCAACGAGATTAAGGCCATCATCAGGCAAGGATACAAAGTATGACGCGTAGCGAGGTGTATGACGCTCTGAGAGCGTGGTTGCAGTCCCACGGTTTTGATGTCGGCTATCGCGTTCAGAAACGCTTCTGGAGCGATCTGGAAGGGACTGAAGGGGAAAGATACCTCGTCATCCAGCAGGGCGGTGGCGGCAAGCCTGATGAGGCTATAACACGAGATTATTTCAGATTCCTTGTTCTTTCCGGTCAGAACGACAGCGACATTAACGAAGTTGAAGACCACGCTGATGCAATACGTCAGGCGATGATCGACGACTACCAGACTGAGTGCATCATCTCGATGCAGCCAATCGGCGGAATCACCGCCATCCAGACCGAAGAAGGTCGTTACCTCTTCGATATTTCCTTTCAAACCATCATTTCCCGATAACACGGAGATAAAGACATGGCATGTGAAGCAGGTGCTTTCACAGGGCGTGATGTCGTCGTTTACTACGCGATTGGCTGCCCCGAATCACAACCCGCCAACGGTGACTATAAGCGCCTTGGTATGATGCGCGGGAAGACTGTTTCCGCTGAATGGGATACTGCAGACGCTACCGCTGATATGAGCGCAGCGTACACGCAGGAAAATCTCGTAACCTATAAGAACATCTCGTTTTCTGGGGACGGTGTAACCCGCAAAGAAGATGTTTATGCGCAGAACGCGTTGAAGCGTCACGTATACAACCCGCCGGCAGAGACAAGTAACCAGCCGTATGTCTGGCTGAAAATCATCTCTCCAAATGATATTACCGAAGGCCCGTTCATGGTGACTTCTTGGGAAGACGAAGCCCCTCATGATGACGTGGCTACATGGTCAATTGAGGCTTCAAGCGCGGGTCAGGTTGATGTGCGTGATGTCGGCGCCGTAATCGCGATCACTACGCAGCCGCAGAACCGCACGCTCACGGTGGGCGATGCGCTCAATCTTTCGGTGGCAGCCAATGTCTCTGACGGCTCCACTCTGACCTATCAGTGGAAGAAGGGCGGAACTGACATCTCTGGTGCGACGAACGCTACCTACACGAAGGCGAGCGTCGTTACTGGTGACGCGGGTTCTTACTCCTGCCAGGTAACATCCTCAACCGCCGGCACGGTTACCTCTAATGCGGCTACCGTGACCGTGAACGAAGCATAAGCAAAGGGGCTAGCGCCCCTTTTTTATAGGAGATAGTCGATGGAAAAAGAGAATGAGCTGGGGCTGATTAATCAAATCGATAAAGAGATCCGTGAATCAGACGCGTTCACAGTCCTCAATGGCGATAACTACATCCAAGATTCTTTCATTGAAAATGGCTCAATTTTAGGGGTGCGTGAGAACGCCGTGGAACTTACCGCCAAGGAGTTAAAAATTTTCGGTAGAAGTATCGAAAGCCTAATTCTCGAAGTGCTACGCAATGAATTAAAAACAGGTGGGATTCTCTCCAATCATAAGAAGTGAAACTATGAAAGCAATCACCGATATCGGCCAGGCCGTCATTCGCGCTGGCGGCAAAGAGATATTCCTCAACCCTTCATTCCTGGCTATGTCCCGGATCGGCACGCCTGAGCAAATCGTTGATGCTTTCGTGAAAGTTCATGCGGGTCATTACCCAAAGCACAGAATTGCTGACATCCAGACTCTCAAGGCGGCCAATGCCCGCTGCTTTGCTGAAATGGCCGCAGCTGCAGCTAACGTAGTCAGGCACTGCTCTGAAGGCGACATTGCTGAAATCATCGGGTCCTACTCGGTGACTACGGCGGGGCGCCTCCTGTTTAAGCCTGGCTTGTTGCCAGTTGAAGACGTTATCCAGCTGGCGCGGCATCTGATTTTGCATGGCGTGATGGGGGATCAGCCGCCCGAGGAGTTGGAGAGCAAGAAGGGCGAGTACAGCGATAAATTCGATGTTCGGACATTCGTTTACACCGCCGTTGCTCACCTCGGCATGAGCGAGGCAGACGCCTGGAGCATGACGATGACCAGCTTCCGGGCCGCAATGAACGCCAAGTTCCCGCAGAAGGATAAAGGGAAGGTGCCAACCCAGGAGAAATATGACGAAGTTATGAACTGGGCAGAGCAGATGCTGGCAATGGATGCGCAGAGGCATGGGCCGCACTAATCAACTTAGGTCGTGTTTTATGCGCTTAGGATGGTTAGCATTATGAGTTCGTCCATGCGGATCACAAAAAAATAAAAAAATTGACCCACGTTAAAACGAAGCCAGAAGCCCCACATTGGCCGATAATTTTTGGTGCATCCAGGTACATGGTGATTTTGAGTGTTTTTGGGCGATTTCTAAGGCTGTTCTCAGTGGCGTCCAATCAGTAGAGAGTTGAAGGATCACCCCTAAGGTAATACACTTTGCAAACTTTTAGCATTTAGCTAATTTTGAGTTTGTAGTTTTTATGTCGTTAAGAGCGACAGAGGGGATTAGAATGGCTATCGGTCAAGCGATTGCATTGGCTGCGATAACGCAACAGATGAACAAGGTTCAGGATGCCGTGAATAGTGCATTCAAGCCTTTGATATCTAATGCTTGTGAAATGCCGGAGAGGCTTAATGTTGAGGAATCTCTGCGCAGATGCACGGCAATTATTGCTAGCTCAAATCTGATCGAAGAAACGGCAAAAGAGGGAATGCAACATTTAGCCAGCATTCGATCTGGCTCTATCGATGCAAGTGGCTTTCCTGAAGGCTTCGTTGAATCTCTAAGTGCCCTGGTTATTGCATGTAAAAATGCGCGCGGACACGTTGTTGAAATGTTCAATGTTGCGGAAAACTCTACCATGTGGAGTGGGCACATGAGCATGTTAAGGCCGCTAAAGAGAAAATACGTGAAGGCCCTTTCCGCTGTAGAAAACATTGCAGGGCAGATGATAACCGAAGTGAAGCAGGCAAGATCTTCTGAGGTTGATGTTGATTCTTTGGATATTAGTCGCGAAGAAGCAATATCTCTGATTAAAACATCTCACATAATACTGGGTGCCGATTCTCCTAAATGGATGTGAAATGGTAAAAGTCAGCATTACTGAAGGCTTGTTTCAGCAAGCGGCTGCGCATAGGTATGCTCAGATGCTGGCAGAAACCATTTCAAACGGCACGGCTTACTGGTGCTTTGGTTCTCATGGCGGCTTTGAAAGAAGTTATGAGGCCATGGCCGCTAATATCAGGAAAATACACTTAAAGCTGCCAGGGGACAAACCTTGGCCTCCTGAGTACTCCCCAAGCAAGAGAACGTGTGATAATTATTTGGTCTATGCTAAGCATCTATATAACGATGAACATTACCAAATTCTTGCAATTATTAGTCCTAACGCGCACGAACAGATTGATTCGATACTTCCATCTATTATTAAGCTCGTAGAGGAAACCTTCTCCGAGCTTCCTCAGGAAGAGCTTGATAAGCTGAAAACATATGAAGCCTGAGTCCCCAGGCGGGTTTTTGCTCTCTTGACACCCATCCATTACCAGCGCTTTTCCTGTTTCCAGTCGATTGAGATCAATAAATCAGCGTTTGCCGTTGCACCTGTGCTATTCCTGGGTAGGATGTTTTCACTTTTACCAAAGGGGATAGGGATATGCATATCGACATACCGGGCGCTATCAATGACTATTTCACAGTTAGTGGTTCGGAAGAAAAAACTTATAAATCAAACAGAAGCAGAATAAGGGCGCTTGTTGAAATACGGAACCAGAAAATTCAGCAGGTGATCGCTGATGGGGGAAACATACATACCGCATCCTTAGATTTACAAGATCAGGTTAGTGACTTTTTTTCTGAAGCTCCGGTTGAAGCACAAGTTGTGCTTTTTGAAACGCTCGCTGAAGAGATGCTAGCCTCAGCATCAGCAATAAATGATGAAACTACCAAACTCAACGCTCAAGTCGCATCAAGCGAGGCGACAGGTCATGCAATTGGCCAGTGGATAGGCGCTGGTATTTTGCTGGTGTTCCTTCTTTTTATGTTCGGTTTATTAAAATAGTAAGACTCATCTTGCCCCCAAAACCTCGCTCTGGCGGGGTTTTTTATTGCCCGGAGAAAAGCAAATGTCCGAGAATCTTGGGACTATAGAGTACATTATCAAAGCAGATACAGCACAGTTGCTGATGGCTGATAAGGAGGTGGTCAAAGCCACCGACAATATGCAGGATGGTTTTGACGCAGCTGATGATGCGGCGCAATCACTTTCTTCTTCTCTGGGCGAATTGAGTAAAATTGCCGCAGCTGTAATGGCAATCCTTTCTGTTAACCAGATATCGCAATATGCCGATGCTTGGACCGAACTGAACAACAAACTAGCGAATGCGCTGCGACCAAATGAAGAGTTGGTGGACGTTACAGAGCGGGTATTCAATATCACTCAGCAAACACGCTCTAGCCTGGAGGCTACCGCCTCTCTCTATGCCCGACTGGAGCGTGCAACCCGCCAGTACGGCACGAGTGCGCAGGACCTTGTAAAACTTACAACGATAATCAACCAAGGCTTTGTGGTTTCAGGTGCTACCGCTGAAGAAGCAGAGAACGCGATTATCCAGTTATCTCAAGGCTTGGCGTCTGGTGCATTACGCGGAGAAGAATTCAACTCTGTAAACGAGCAGGGTAATCGTCTAATTGTCGCTCTTGCGGATTCAATGGGCGTGACAATTGGCCAGATGCGCCAGTTAGCCGCTGAAGGTAAGCTTACTACCGATGTTGTTGTGAATGGCCTGCTATCCCAAGGAGCAACCATTGGAGCTGAATTCGCCAAAACTACGACAACAATCAGCCAGGCAATGCAAGTTGCTGGCAATAATATTACCAAATTTATTGGAGAAAGCTCTTCTGTGAAAGCGGGTGTTGCTATCTTCAATGACGCCATAATCACAGCAAGCAATAATATTTCAGGTCTGAGCATGGCTTTGACCGCAGTCGCTGCTGTAATGGGAAGTCGATATATTGGCGCTCTGACTATGGCTGCTACAGCGCAAGTTCGTAACACTGCCTCGCAAATTGCTGCTGCCAAAGCAGCAGTAGTAACCACCTCAGCTGCTGAAGCACAAGCTGCTGCGCAATTACGCTCTGCTCAGTCTAGTAAGAACGCAGCAACCTCTGATCTCAATCTTGCTCAGGCCAGATTAAACACTCTTAAAGCAACTGCTGCTTCTTCTGTAGAAGAGGTCAGACTAGCGACTGCGGAAGCGCAAACCATCCGAACGCAGCTTGCGCAAATTAACTCTGAGAAAGCGCTTGAGGCTCAGCGTTTACGCGCTCAAATTACCGAGCAAGGCCGGATTCAGGCTGCAACTCGCATGGCTCAGTTGCAGCAGGCATCTGCTGCATTAACTACGCGACTTGCGGCTGCCGAGGCTACTGCCTCTCAATCCCGGGCGGCTGCAATTGCATCTGCAGAAGCTAAGGTTTCCGCTGCAAGAATCGCCTTGGCTAATGCCACTGGCGTCGCAACAGCAGCCAATGGTAGATTTATCGCATCGCAAGAGGCATCAGCAGTGGCATCACGAGCTGCTTCAGCTGCAGCCGCCTTGGCGAGAGGTGCTCTTTCCCTTATTGGTGGTCCTGCTGGTGCAGCCATGATTGCGGCTGGAGCCATATTCTATTTTTGGCAGAAAGCTCAGCAAGCCAAACAAGAGGCAATTGCCTTTGCTGATGGTTTAGACAAGCTCAACTCATCTTTAAAATCATTGAGCAACACTCAATTGCGAGGAACCATTGCTGATGCCAATGTGTCAATCCGGGCGCAAAAAGATGAAATAGCTGATTTAGAGTCGGATATCGTATCGCTTCAAAATCGCTACAAGAGCTTTACTCCAGCCGCCCAAGCTTATGCGGATTCAATGGGACAGGGAGCAGAATTTAGCCAACGGCAGGCTGAGGTTTCAGATGAACTGAACGGGAAGATTCGGGATCTCGCCAACAAAAAGGATAAGCTTGCTAGAACAGAAAATACTGCCTCAGAAGCGAACCGTTTGCTTACTAACAATATGCTCTCATCGATGGGTGTGCATGATCAACTCATTGAAAAAGGCACCACCCTGGAGAGAGTTCAAGGAGCTGTTGCGAAAGCCTTCGGTAATACTGCTGATGAGATTAACCGGGCCAATCAGGCCGGGCAGAATTTCAACCCCAAGTCACTACAAGTAGATCCCCCTACTGAGGGCGCAGATAAAATCATACTTAGTCTTGAGGAGCAAAATGAGCTTCTTAAGATTCAAGGTGATCGTCAGCGCGCCATTGCTAAAGCCAGGATGGAGACTTCAAAGGTCACTGACAACCCTAATCAGATTGCATCTGCCGAGCGTCTAGCTGCAGAAAATTACGATCTACAGGAAGCTGAGGAGGCGCGACGCAAAGCGCAGCAGCAGAGTGAGCAGCAGGGTAAAAACGCAGCCAACCAGCAGGAAGCCGTTGCCCAAAAACTTGCCAATCTTAAGCAGCAAACAGACCTCGCAGCCGATTCTACAAAAGAATTAAGCCGCGAACAGGCAGTTCTCGCAGCCCAGCAATCACTTGGGAAAGGCGCAACTCAAGAGCAGATCGCACTGGCTGGTAAATATCGCGGGGAAATTTGGGATACAGCAAATGCCCTTAAAGCCCAGGCCGCTGCTGAAAAACTACTACCGGAAGCCAAAGAGAATGCTAGCTACAAACAGGATGTTGAAGACCTTAAAACCGCTCTGGCCGCCAAGAAGATAAGTCAGGAGCGATTCAACGAAACATCTCTGCGTATCGAGCAGCAGCATCAGGCTAACCTGGCAAAAATCCGGGCCCAGCAGGCAGTAACACCGCAGCAATCCGCAATTGGTGAAATCGACCCGGTTCAGCAATTAGCAAATCAGCACGCGCAGGAACTGGCTCTCATCCAGCAGTTTGAAACGCAAAAGGGCCAGATCACTCAGCGTGGTCTCGAACTGATGAATGCTGCCAATACTCAATACGAGCAGGCCCGTATCGCTGCGCAATGGGAAATCTATCGCAACCAGAGCACTACCAACCAGCTCATGGCTGACGCTGTAGATTCGCTTCAGGGCGGGGCGACCAATGCCATAACCGGGCTGATTAACGGCACTCAGAGCCTTCAACAATCACTGGCTAACATTGGCACCACCATCCTTAACAGTGTTGTTGGCAGCTTTGTTCAGATGGGCGTGGAGTGGGTTAAGAGTCAGTTAATGGGGCAAGCTGCAGCCGCTGCATCACTGGCATCGACTATGGCACAGGCTACCGCTGCCGCCTCTGCATGGGCGCCAGCCGCAATGAGCGCTTCAATCGCCACATACGGCAGCGCGGCAGGGGTAGGCCAGGCTGCGTATGCTCAGTCTTTGGTTGCTGCTAAGGGGCTGGCTCTTGCAGGTGGCCGTCGCTACGGTGGTGGGGTATCTGCAGGAAACGCTTACCGCATCAACGAAGATGGACGCTCTGAAATCTTCCAGACAGCAGGTGGGCAGCAGGCATTCATCCCGAACCAGTCAGGGAAGATTATTCCTGCTGATAAGGCCGGAGGTGGTGGCGTTCAAAACGTTTACTTCACCATTAACACTACAGGCGGCATTTCAGATGCAGACTGGGCTCAAATCGAGGCCAAAGCGGTAAATATTAGTAAGAAGATGGCTTTATTTCAAATTAACGACCAAGCCAATAGACCAAATGGTATGATACAGCCTCGCAGAAAATAAGAGTAAACCAGGAGAAGAAACATGGAAATTGAAGTAACGAATATTACCGCAGCGGATAATGAAGTAGCTAAAGGTATCAATGCGGCAGTAACTTTTATTGATTATGAAAATAATAGCGGCGAAATCGTGGTTTATGTGCAGCTACCCTTAGATAAAGAACTTTCCATTTCTGAAGTTGAGGTTAAGGCTCAGGAATTGGCTAAGAATAAACTAAAAGAGCTTGTAGCTGGTTTCTAAGCAACAATCTGACATCGTTAACCCGCTCTGGCGGGTTTTTTATTGGGAGCAATCCATGCCAGAAATATTCACATGGACGCCTCAGAAGGGCTATTCGGTAGAGCGGACGCCGAACGTTGCCGTAGTAACGCTGGGTGACGGATACGAGCAGCGCCAGACCAAGGGCATCAACCCCTTGATGGATAAATACTCCCTCACCTTTCGCGGCGTCAGCGGTGCTTGCCGTAGCAACCCCGCTAAGGATGCTGAGGCGTTCCTGAAAGCCAGAGGCGCAGTTGAATCATTCTACTGGACGCCATCAGATACCGGAGCCAGAAAGCTGTTTGTCTGCCGCTCATGGAGTTTAACGAAGACGGGGCCGCTGTATGAACTGACGGCCACGTTTGAACAAGTACCACGATAAGGGGAAAGACTATGACTTTGGAACAACGCGTTGAAGCGCTGGAAATGGCTATTGCAAATATGACTGTTAAGCAGAAAACTACCGATGAAATGAGCGAAGCTATGCGGAAAATTGCATCCGATACAATTGCGAGCGCTTGCCGCCCTGGTGGAGTTTTAAATGCGGCCCATGAAAGAGCCGCAAGCAAGTTGCAGAAGAAAGGGGTTCTTACTCAATACGATACTAATAAGAACCCTAGAGTTATTACAGGGCCGCTTTGATAAATTTTGCCATTCTGGCTATCTCAACATCTACCGTTGTGCCTAAACCATTATTATACATATATGCATGGTCTAATTTTTTCAGCAAATCCTCTTGCTTCTTAGGGTCATCACCTGCAATTGATTTGCCGAGTGCACCTAATACTGCAAGAAGGGCATATGATACCTCCTCATGGTTTACAGGTACGTCGGTGTCAACAGTTTCAAAATTATATTTGCTCATTTATATCCTTGAATCAGAGGTAATCAGCCATCCCTCCTTCTTAGGGTGCACCAGCGTCCCACCGCTGACGGGCTGAGCTTACACATTAACCAGGGTTATCAGTTAGCAACATCCTGATATTCAAACAGTAGCCACCTCCGGGTGGCTTTTTTATAGGAGTTTGCCGTGCGCGACATACCAGCCAATATGATTATTGATAGCGTCGATGCAGGTGTGGGCGCGTTTATTGACCTCTTTGAAGCTGACCTGCAGCCATATGGAGGGGATCTCATCCGCTTTCATTCTGGCACCAATGGCTATTACGGGAACGTTATCTGGAAAGGTAACCAGTATCAGGCGTACCCGATAGCAGTGGAAGGATTCGAGTCAAAGAACGAAGGAACATATGCCCGCCCGTCAATGGCGGTGGCGAACGTTACCGGCTTATTGACGGGTATCAACCATGACTTTGATGACATGCTTGGCGTGGTTATCACCAGGCGTCAGGTGCCGGTTAAGTACCTGGATGCGGTGAATTTCCCGAACGGTAACCCTGATGCCGATCCAACTCAGGAGGCTGTTTCCCGCTACGTCGTTGAAGAGATGACGGAAGAGACGTTCGAGCAGGTGACCTACACGCTGGCGACACCGATTGATTGCGATAACGCTATCATTCCGGCACGTACAATCCTCGCCGATGTGTGCCAGTGGCAGTATCGCGGCGTCGGGTGCGGATATGACGGGCCGCCGGTTGCAGATGAGCGCGACAATCCAACCACTGACCCGGCGAAAGATAAGTGCTCTCACCGCCGTAGCGGCTGCCGCTTCCGTTATCCACGACCGGAACCAATGCCAATCAGCAGCTTCCCCGGCTCTCAGAAGGTTTCATGATGCAGGAATTACTCGATTATGCGGCATCGTCGCAGGATGAGGTGTGCGGCTTAATCCTGGATGGCGGGCAGTTGTTCCGCTGTCGGAATGTTCACCCGGAGCCTGGAAAGCACTTCCGAATCAGTGATGATGAGTGGCTGGCGGCCGAGGAGGCTGGAGAGGTGACTGCGGTATTCCATTCGCACCCGCAAAGCCAGCCAGCGCTTTCAGGTGCTGACCGGCAGACGCAGGTTATGACCGGTCTGTCATGGTGGCTGGCATCTGACGGAGAGCTCAGGAAATACAGGCCTGTGCCACTCCTGCTGGGGCGCAAGTTCGAGCACGGCATCATGGACTGCTACACGCTCTTTCGGGACGCATACCACCTTTGCGGAATCGACCTGCCTGATTTTGAGCGCACTAACGGATGGTGGTTGCGGGGAGAGAATCTCTATCTGACTAACATGCCGGACAATGGTTTCTATAAGGTGTCCATGCAGGATGCGCAACCCGGCGACGTCATTATCAGGCAGCCATTCCCCGGCGCCGACCCATGCCACTCAATGATTATCCTTCATGACAACCTGGTACTTCACCATGACCATGCCGGACACCTCAGCAGACGAGAACAAATGCGCCCGGCATACATCAAGCAGACGCATTCAATCTGGAGACACGAACAGTGCTCATCTTTAAATTTGCAGGCAATCTACGCCGATTTTACCGCCAGATATCCCTGAACGTTGATACTCCAGCGCAGGGATTACGCCTCCTGTTGGCGCAGGATTTCGAATTCAAAAAAGCCTTTCTCAATACAAAGCTGCGTGTGCGGGTAGCGGGCGAGGATGTTGAGGTATCTGCGATGCAATGGCATCTGGACCGCCAGCTTAAAGACGGATCAGTGGTCCTGTTCGTGCCGGTAGTGGAGGGGGCGATCACGGCCGCCGCCGCGGCATGGATTGCGGTTGCCGTTAGCGTAGCGTCTATAGCTTATTCGGTTTACATGTCACGCAACATGAAGACAAAAACCTCCGCAGAAGCCGCAGAGACCAATACGCTCACAAATAACTCATTTACCAGTGCTGAGAACCGGGTGGGGCAGGGGCGCGCGGTGCCACTCCTACTGGGAGAAATGGAGGTCGGTTCGAACGTAATTTCACTCGGTATTGACACAAGCAACAACCAGGACTGGACGGAATCTATTAGCTAAGGTGGCATTATGTCTTCAGGCGGCGGCAAAGCATCAACCCCCAAACTCCTCGACGATAACCTCAAGTCAAAGCAATTTTACCGGGTACTGGACCTCATCAGCGAAGGGCCTATCTACGGGCCCGTAGACCAGGAACACCTGTCATCTTTCAAGCTCAATAAGACTCCTGTAACTGACACGACAGGTAGTGTTAGCGTAAACGGTGTCAGTGTCGCATGGCGTCCGGGCTCTGAAACGCAATCCCCCATCAATGGCTTCTCTGCTATTGAAGCGACCACCATCGTAAACACCGAAGTAACCTATGATACTCCGCTGGTTCGCACCATAACCGATCAGGACGTTACCCGGGTGCGGTTTAACGTTGGTGTGACCGGACTGGTAGAGCAGGACACCAAAGGCAATCAGAAAAACACGTCCGTCACTCTGGTGTTGGAGAGCAGAACTGGCGCTTCAGGCTGGGTTATTGAAAAGACCGTGACCATCACCGGGAAGATATCAGGCGAATATCTTGAGGCCCATCTTATTGATGCTCCGGATATCAAGCCGTTTGATATTCGCGTTCGCCGCATTACACCGGACAGCAGCAGCGATTTGCTGTCCAACGGCACTACCTGGAATAGCTACAGTGAAATCACCGACGACAATCTGAGCTATCCATTTTCAGCCATCGCTGGCGCTGTTATCGACCGTGACCAGTACACTGACACTCCAAGCCGTACTTACCATCTCCGCGGGCTGATTGTGTCTGTACCAGACAACTATGACCCGATAACCCGTACTTACTCCGGTTTATGGCTGGGTGGATTTAAGCAGGCTTGGACCAATAACCCGGCATGGTTGTTCAGAGAGCTGGCGAAGAATACCCGTTTCGGACTGGCTAAACGTGCCGGCTACATCGATGTTGATGACGGTGCACTCTATGTTCTGTCTCAATATTGCGATCAGCTTGTTGATGATGGGTACGGCGGAAAAGAACCACGCATGACGCTAAACGCCTACATCACAGAGCAGGCTAGTGCGAGAGACATTCTCGACAAGATAGCGAGCATGTTCCGTGGAATTGCGCTGTGGGACGGCCTGCGCCTTTCTGTCATGCTGGATGCGCCACAAGATCCGATTGCGACAATCACGAACGCCAACGTTGTGAATGGCGAGTTCAAACGAAGCTCTGTAAAGCGTTCAGAGAAATACAATGCAGTTGTTGTGTCATGGACTGACCCGGATAACGGCTGGGAGCAGGTGAAAGAGTACGTTTCCGACGATGAGATGATTGCCAAAGGAAACTACAACGAGACCACTCTGGAGGCGTTTGGCTGTACCTCACGTGGTCAGGCATGGCGGGCTGGTAAATGGCTACTTGAAACAGCGAAACGTGAAAGCAGCAGGCTGTCCTTTCAGATGGCGCGTGACGCCATCCACTTCACTCCAGGAGACATCGTTGAAGTGATGGACAATGACTACGCCGGAACGCGACTCGGTGGGCGAATAATGTCTTACTCCGGGAGGTCCATAGTCGTTGATGCGGTCGACTCATCGGTGGTTACTGATGGATCCACCATGTCGATCATGGGGAGAGATGGTAAGTTTGTACGCTACGAAATTGATGGTGTTGCAGGGAATAGTGTTACCCTAAAAACAACCCCGGACTGGGTCAGGGCAGGCACCGTATTTGCCATTTCCACCGCGAGCGTGGCGATCCGCCTTTTCAGGATTCTGAGCGTTGCCGAAACAGAAAATAACTCTGTCTACAGCGTTAGCGCCTCCCAGCACGATCCAAATAAGCAGGCCATTGTTGATGAGGGGGCTGTTTTTGACATTCCCAGCGATACCCTTAATGGCTACCGTGTGCCAAACATTGAAAATCTGCGCATCATTAACACAAATTCTGAGACCATTCAGGTCACAGCAACCTGGGAAACAGCTACAACCACTAAAAAGCTGATGTTTGAACTGTACGTTTACAGTGCTGATGGGAAATTAGTTGCGCAGTATGAGACCGATCAGTTCCGATATGAGTTTTACGGCCTGAATGCAGGAAGTTACACGCTTGGGGTTCGTGGTCGAAACGAAAATGGAATGAAAGGCGCTGAGACTCAGGTAAGCCTGATTATCGGAGCGCCTAAGCCCCCGAACTCGGTTCAGTGGATACCTGGCCCACTTCAGGCCACTTTAGTTCCGGTCATGTCTGTTACTGCCACATCTGATACTTCTTTTGAATTTTGGTACGCAGGTGAGACTCCGATTCCATTGTCCGACGACATTGAGAATAAAGCTCAATTCCTTGGCCGTGGCAATCAGTGGACCATCCAAAAACTTAAGTTTGACCATGTTTATTACGTTTATGTTCGAACTCGTAATGCATTTGGCGTTTCAGGATTTGTAGAGGCTTCTGGAAAACCAACGGACGATTTCAGTGATATCACTGGTGCAATCCTGGAGGACATGAAAGGCTCCGATACGTTCAAAGACCTGATCGAGAGCGCAGTGGACAGCAATGCAAAAATTGCTGGCATGGCTGACGACATCAAACAGGCCAACGACGAACTGGCGCAACAGGCGCAGGAAATCGCCAAAAACGCCCAGGATATCGGGAAGGTTCAGACCAGCGTTACAAACCTGTCGAGCACGGTCGGAGATGTGTCTTCTTCTCTGAGCGAGCTTGAGCAGACAGTGGCGACGGCCGATACCGCGCTGGGCCAGCGCATCGATAACATCAGCGTGTCTATGGACGGTATGACGGGAGGAGTGAAGAACTCAGCCATCGCGATTATTCAGGGCAACCTGGCGCAGGTGGCCGCGCGCAAAACGCTGTCGGCATCGGTCGCCGGTAACAGCGCGCAGCTGGATCGCATTGATGAGGTGATCGTCAACGAGAAGGAGGCA